AGTTCTACTACGTCAGCAGCAGCATCAATGTCTATCTGCAACCCTGCGTACTTGTCTCGGATGAGTTGCCTTGCCGCTTCAGCCGCCACCGCCTCTGACGGGATCGTAGCCTTGATGTCAAGTGGTGCAAACTCCGCAGACCGCGCAGCACGACGCTTCTCATGGGCGATGGTCTTGGCCTTGTCTAAGTTGATCGTGATCATGCAGAATACTCCCAAGAATCGCGGAACGTGCGGTCAGATGGAATGTCGGCAACATCCACAATCTTGTATGGCTTACCAGCAGGGACATCCTTGGCAGCGATTTCCTCAATAGTTAAACCGCACTCAGCGGCTGGAACAATGATGGCAACACCATCGTCAGTTGGGTAAATGATTCGTTGGGTCATGGTTGATCCTTTGGGTTAGCGGAAGATGGCGACGTGGTTTTGGGAATTGTCAGTTAACCCAGTCCCGGGCGCGGCAGTAGCTAGACTGCAATTTCCGGTGGCGGTGGCGTTCACCAGATTTGTGGTGTAACCGTTGGTGTTTGCGTTAATAACGTAGTTCGCATCCGGCATCGCAGTAGTGAAGTTCACCGTGTACGTGCCCACGCCGCCGTCCGTAATACTCGACACATTCCCGCTGGCTCGAATAGCCACTGTCCCCGTGCCGTTGAAGTTTACCCACGCACGACAGCCGTATGCCACCGCTGCGGAGCCGTAGCCGGAGTTGAAAGACAGATTCCCGCTGACAGACTCAGTTCCAGTTATGGTGCTACCTGACGCATTAACTAACAAGACCTGTGATCCACCCGCAGCCAACCCTACTTGATCCGCCGCAGGGAAGAAGATACCCGTGTTGGTGTCAGCACCCTGCACTGCTGGAGTGGCAGCGGAGCCATCAACACCAGCGATACCTGTGGTTCCGTTTATGGTTATGGTCATGTGTGCCTCACTCGTACATAATGTTGATAGTGCCAGCGTCAAAGGTGTCTGTGCCGTTTGTAGTGGTGATACGAACTCGGTCGAGTGTGCCGCCAAGGGTGACTGACCCACCACCCGCAACAGATCCGTTGCTGTTAGTTCTAAAAGCCGCATGGCTTTCTGTCCAAACATAGGTGGCTGGGTTCAACAATGAAATTTCCATGCGCCCGTGCAAAGTATCGGCGGCCACCGTGACTCGCACAATAAACCCCGCAGTTGAAGTTGCATCGGCGTCTTGTTGAAAAGATCCAGATATATAGCCGCTGGTTGTTACACTGCCTGCGCCTATTTGAACAAGAACGCTACTTGTTCCACTAAGAGATACACCTTGAAACATCACAGTAATACGTTTTACCCACGACGGTATGCCACTAAAATCAACAGTAGTCCCAGAGGTAGAAGCTTTTGCTGTATCAGATGTAATAGCACCACCTTGAATAATTTTATTGGTTAGCGTCTGTGTAGCGGCTAGACCTACAAGCGTGTCAGTCACAGCAGGAAGCGTGAGCGTGTTGGTTCCGGCAACGGCAGGGGCAGTAAGTGTTACCGATCCAGATGTTGCGCCATTGAGCTTTACAGGCATCAGACAATACTCCATGTGCTGCCAGAAGGAACGGTGACGGTTACGCCGCTGTTCACGGTGATCGGGCCGAATGTTCCGGCGTTTTTGCTGGCGGTGATTGTGTAGTTAGCTGTCACGGTCTGACCATTCTCGTAAAATATTTCGTCAGAACTGCCACCCGTTGCGCCGCCACCGACCGTACCCCAAGCCGTGCCGTTGTAGCCCTCAAACTTGACAACATCCGTATTAAACCGAAACATACCCGATGCGGGTGAACCACTGCGGTTTGCCGTCGTGCTGGCTGGAACCTTGATCTGGCCTGTGCCAGACATGGTGACATCCGCAGTAACTGTCGTGGCACCGAGGGTCTTGTTTGTCAGTGTCTGTGTGCCAGCTTCTGTCACAGGAGCGTTGGCAACTTCGATAAGATCAGTGCTGTTTGTGTATGCAATGGCCTTCTTGCCGACAGCAATCGTAAAGCCTGTCTGGCCCGACACCTTAACAATAAGGGCAATATTCGTGTTGTTGAACAGTATGTAGGGCTTGTCTACGGCAGGAACGGTGACCGTATGCCCCGCTGTTGGCGTACCCGTGAACTCAATAACGTAGTTACGACCAACCGACGTTGTGCCATCAGGAATGGTAAGTGCCGTCGGACCAGCACCCGCAAGTGCTTGTGTAGTGTAACCAGCAACAGCCTCTTCAAGCAACGTACCAAGGTTCGTATTGGTCGTGTCACCCCACGTACCGGACTGATCGCCAGTACCCATCAAGGTAAGTTTAAGATTAGTTGAATACGTACTTGTCATGCCAAAAACCTCTAGGCGGCTATCTGAGTCCAGTTTGGAGACTGAGATGGTGTGATGGGACTATACCCCGGAACTTGATTTGGCGCAATCATTACCCATGCAGGATTTTGGTCTGGAACGATCTGACCCCAAACAAGAACCTGCCCAACAGACCCCGTAGCAAATACGCCTGTGACATAGACATTTGCTTCCGCTGTGATGGATACGGAGCCGACTTGACCTGTCGCAGATACGCCTGTGACATCGACAAGGTTAAGAGTTATGACCTCAACAGAACCAGCACTACCAGTAGCCTCGACGCCAGTTAAGGAAACATTGGCATCGGATTGAATGTCTACAGAGCCAACACTGCCTGTGGCAGATACGCCCGTGAGACTGACATCAACACTGACTATAACAGTTGCCGTGCCGACACTGCCTGTAGCAGATACACCTGTGAGGTCTACATTGGCGGTAGCCGCGACAGTAGCCGTGCCAACTGCACCCGTAGCAGATACGCCAGTAAGGCTTACATTGGCGTCCGCAATGACAGAAAGAGAACCAACCTGTCCACTGGCAGATACGCCAGTAAGGCTTACATTGGCATCAGCCGTGACAGAAAGAGAGCCAACCTGTCCAGTCGCAACCCCAATATCAATCGCACCCGTGCCAAACGCACCCAGACCCCATCCTTGGGATCTGGACCATCCTTCAAAGGCTACGGTTGCATCGGTCATTGCTCATCACGCTATGCGAATGATGGCACTGGAAGCATCGTTCGTCGGGAAGATGACAGTAAACGTGCCAGCCGACGACGTTTTATCCGAGCCAAAGTCCAACACAACAACAGACTTGTCGCCCTGTGTCGAGTTGTACAGCAGCGCACCGCGAGCAGTAAACGACGCCGTGGTCCAAGAGGAATCGGCGAAGTCCGCAAAAGCCGTTGTGCCAGAAGACGATGTTGTGCCAGATGTCAGCGTGTTGCCACCAGCAACATACGCAGAACCCGTCGTATTGGTCGTTTCGCCAGACGTTGTGTACGCTGTGGTTGCTGCGGTGAGAGTTGCCGCATCCGTGTACAGTGCCAACTTGAATGTGTCAGCAGTTGTTGCAGCACGGACAACCGTTGTGCCGATTGCGTGAATGCCGCTCAAGAGTTCAGTCTTGAACGATGTTGTCATGAAATTACCAGTGAAACTCATGATACCTTCTCCTTATGTTTAAGTACCCAAGGAGGAATGTTTCCGCCTCGTATGTTTGCTGCTGTTATTTTAGCACGAGTTTCAGCAGAATGCACGTACCCCGGACGCCAATTTTTAAAGCCTTTGTTCCAAGGTGGTTTATTTCCAAATAGAGTAGCTTCACTATTTTTATGTACGCCACGCCTTATCGCAGATTCGCTCATTTGTTTTTTAGACTTATCCGCGTACTTAAAACCTCTTCTCATCTCAGCAGCTTTTTTACGTTCAGATGCTACAATACGGGATTTGTATCCGGGGATTCTCCCCATCGCAACAAGTGCGTACCAATTTCCTTTTACATCTGGAAAAATACGAACCAGTAACTTATGACAAATAAAATGTTCTTTTGCTGTTAAAAATACAATATTATCTTTTGTATTTAATCCGTCCATACATTTTGGTAAAATATGATGTTTTTCAACATATTCTGTTGGACGCTCTCTATCCTGCGCCCGTTCAACAATATTATTGTAGGCGCGTAGATAGTTCATGACTGTTTTATAAGTTCAGCTAATTGTGGTTGACCAGCTTCTGTCACCAGATGACTGACCGTGGATCTGTCGCATTGTATAGCACGTTTCATGTAGTGCAGTATAACCTGTTCTACCTGATTTTGAAATGCTATTGCTTGACCTCGGATTACATCCGGAGCATTGGCTGAGACATCAACAATCCTCTTTGATGCCTGTTCCGCCCAGAACTCCGGAGGATGACCGCCATTGTCCGATGTAGCTACATCAACGGTAAATGTTCCGGATTGCATTGCTGGCGTAAACATCAATTAGCCTTCACTCTGATAAGACCGTCACGATAAGCGTCATCGTTCTCACGACCTTCACCGTAGTTCTTGAGACGGGTAAGAGCCTCAATGAACCGTTGATTGTACGTGTTAAGGAGTTCGTTCTCACCCTTCATGAACGTATAAGCCTCTACCAGAGACCCATACAAAAGGGCTTCAACAGCATTGTCGCCAAGCCATGTGGTTGCACCCGTCGTGATGCTGGCTGGCTTGTAGTAATAGTGGATCTCGGCAACAAACGCGGCGTTTGGCACCGGAGCGATCAGGAAGTTATCCTTGTCAAACAAGGCGTAGTACTTCGGAATACCCGTTGCTTCGGTCGGGTTATACTCCTGTAGATACTCCACGTCCTTGTTCAACAGGATGACCTTCGATCCAGACGACGTGATCATCAGGCTGAACGGTGCCAGAAAATCTGTCGGGGCTGTCAGATACTTATTTGAGGCAGTCATTGTGCCGGTGGCATTCTTCCTGAAGTCCTCAAGATCAACAGCATAGAAGATGCGTTCTTCAGCACTCTGGATAAAGTTGTCGATGTTCGCCGAGAACGTCGTCTCGTCGTACTCCGTGTAATCCTTGATGGCTTGCACCAACGTAGCGTATGTCCAGCCCATCAGAGTATCTCCACTTCAACAACGCCAACCTGCGTAATCCCTTGCAACAGGTTGTACTGTATGAAGGGGAAAATGTCAGTACCAACTGGTACATCCATCGGCTCAATGCGAGACGGTCTCGGTGCAACCAACGCCTGTGGCTCAGGTGGTGGAAAGATCGGGTCCAACTGAGGATGCTTCGGCTCCCAGCACTCAGTGCAAGTCCTGAGACCATTCCATTCCTTCGCAAGCAGGTGATAGTCATATTGAAACCCGCACCTGTCGCAGATCGCAATGGC